TTTGACCAGCTCGATACTACTCAGCCAGAGTTGTTAGCGGTAGCTAGAGGCTATGACCTCAGATCCATGATACATAGCCAAGCAACACTCGGCACAGCGGTTACTGCGTTCTATCGCAATAAACCGGTAGCCATCTTTGGGGTTGTTTTGTTTTGGGGTGGAGTTGGCGAGATGTGGAGCATCTTTGATAATCAGGCTAGAGAACACCCAACATCTATGCTTAGATGTGGCAGAACCTTTGTAGATATCGCAATCCGATATCTCCACTTGCACAGACTGCAAATAACTGTTAGAACTGACGATATTCGGGCAATACGTTATGCGAAAGCATTAAGGTTTGAGACCGAAGCGATTTTAAGGATGTATGGCCCTGACAAGGTGGATTACTTACTAATGACGAGGTATTAAATGGGTGGATTATTTGGTGGATCTCCAGATACTAGTGGCGCTCAACGAGCAGCTGATGAGACTAAAGAAGAAACGGCTCGCATTCGGGCGCAAGCTGAAGAAGAAAAGCGCGAACTAGCCGAGCAAAACGCAGCTCGTGCTAAAGCACGATTACGAGGTGGTAGCCGAATGTTGTTATCGGATACACGTTTAACCCCAGAGACAGGCATCCAAAAGCTTGGCTCTAACGATATGAAAGTGAGCTAATCATGGGTGGAATATTTCCAGGTGTGTTCGGTGGCGGTGGTGGTGGCGGTGGTAGTCCAAAGGCTCCAGAGCCTGAGAAAATACCAGAACCAGTTGCTGGTGTTGAGAAAGCAACACAAGCACAAGAAGAGGCTGGCGCAAGAATGCGTGGTGCAAAACGCAGAGGCCGTCAGCTCTTGTCGGATGCACGTTTAAATCCAGAGATGGGGATGAAAGAAACCCTCGGCTCTAACCAAAGCCTATAAAGGACAATCATGCCAGATACAGATAAGATGCAAGCCAAAGTTGCCAAAGTAATGCGTGAGTATTCCAAAGGTAAACTCAAGTCAAGCTCCGGTCAGAAAGTAAAAACACCAGCTCAGGCAAAAGCAATTGCAATGTCTGAAGGCCGTAAAGCGGGAGGGTATTAATATGAAAGCTGGCCTCTATGCCAATATCCATAAAAAACGTGAGCGGATCGAGTCGGGATCTAAGGAGAAGATGCGTAAGCCTGGCTCTCCTGGCGCACCAACTGATGCTGCATTTGTTAAAGCCGCTAAGACCGCAATGAAGCCTAAGAAGAAATAATGCCGATTACAGTTGAGCGTGAGTCACTCTCTACAAAGTCTCGTCATGTATCACCTAGCTATGTTGATAAAGACAACGTACAGACTCTTGCGAGTTCGGATAGACCATTCCCGACTGTAGATGTAAACCATCTGCGGTTGCATGAGGGAAGAGCATATTACGTTTACAAGATGTTTCCATACTCTGCTGGGTTAGGTGCTGGCGCAAGCATTGACATAGCAATTGCGTGGCCAGCGGATTACTTTGCTCATGCTGTTTTTGATTATGGTGGATCAGGAGAGGCTGAGTTTTTTGTATACGAGTCACCAACCACGAGCGGTGGCACAGCAATGACCATCCATAGGCGCAACAGGGTAATTACAACTGCCAGCGCAGCAGCTGCTGTATTAGCACCAACTGTTACAGCAACAGGCACAGAAATATTATCGGAGTTTGTGCCAGCCAACAAACAAGGTGGTGGAGGTCAGCTGTTTACATTTGAATATGTTTTAAAACCGCTAACTACTTATTTATTTCGTTTTACCAATGTTAACGCTCAAGCACACGCAGCACACCTAATGATTGAGTGGTACGAATGACATTAAAAAAACATCAGAATCCAAGTGGCGGTCTTAATGAGGCTGGGCGCAAATACTTTGAGCGCAAAGAAGGTGGAAACCTACAAGCCCCAGTTAAGGGTGGAACCAACCCAAGAAGGGTATCTTTTGCTGCTCGCTTTGGTGGTATGGCTGGGCCATTAGTAGATGAGAAAGGCAGACCAACTCGATTAAAGAAAGCGTTGCAAGCGTGGGGATTCGGTAGCAAAGAGGCAGCTCGTAACTTTGCAAATAGACACAAAAAGGATTGATATGGCTGAAATGATGAGATTAAAACCCGAAGACATCCTCAAGCGCCACGATATTGCGTTGCGTAAGAAAGAGGATTTTAGAGACCTATACGATGAGGCATATGAGTTTGCTCTGCCACAGCGTAATCTCTATGACGGGTATTATGATGGTAAGGTTGGCGGTGCTAAGAAGATGAATCGTGTGTTTGATGCAACCGCTATTAATTCAACTCAGCGCTTTGCCAACCGCCTACAATCAGGAATATTCCCGCCACAGCGTAAATGGTGCAGATTAGAAACTGGACCAGATATTCCAGAAGACCGCAAGGCAGAAGCCTCAGCAGCTCTTGATATCTATGCAGACAAGATGTTTGCAACTCTCAAGCAGTCTAACTTTGACATTGCGATGGGTGAGTTCTTGCTTGACCTAGCAGTTGGTACAGCAGTAATGATGGTTCAGCCTGGTGATGACACATCCCCAATCAACTTCATTCCTGTGCCACAGTTTTTAGTTGCCTTTGAAGAGGGCGCTAATGGTCAGGTAGACAATGTATACAGACGTATGCGTATTAAGGGCGAGGCAATCATTCAGCAATGGAGAGATGCCACAATCCCATCAGACCTACAGCAGAAGATTGACCAAAAGCCAACAGAAGACTTTGAGTTGATTGAGGCTACAGTATTTGATCCAAAGCGTGGTGACTTTTGCTATCACGTTATCCACAAAGAATCTAAGCAAGAGCTGGTCTATCGCAGACTCAAGAAGAGTCCTTGGGTAGTCAGTCGCTATATGAAGGTGGCCGGTGAGATATATGGCAGAGGCCCATTGATTACTGCGTTGCCTGATATCAAGACATTGAACAAAACACTAGAGCTAGTATTAAAGAATGCATCTTTAGCTATATCTGGTGTGTATACAGCTGCTGACGATGGAGTTCTTAACCCAGCAACTGTCAAGATTATCCCAGGAGCAATCATCCCTGTAGCCAGAAACGGAGGCCCACAGGGAGAGTCACTAAAGCCATTGCCACGAGCTGGTGACTTTAATGTGGCTCAGATTATCATGGGAGACCTACGAGGGAACATCAAGCGCATACTGCTAGACGAGAGTTTGCCTCCCGATAATATGTCTGCTCGCTCCGCAACAGAAGTCGTAGAACGTATGAAGGAGTTGAGTCAGAACCTTGGATCTGCATTTGGCCGATTGATTAATGAGACCATGATTCCGCTTGTATCTAAGATACTGCAAGTAATGGATGACAGAGGCATTATCGATATGCCTTTGCGTGTGAATGGTCTAGAGGTAAAGGTAGCGCCAGTTGCGCCATTAGCTATGGCTCAGAATATGGAAGACGTAACCAACGTCATGCAGTTCGTGCAGATGGCTCAAGGCTTTGGACCAGAGGGTCAAGCAACACCTAAGATGGGCGAGATTACAGACTACATTGCAGACAAGCTAGGTATCCCATCAAGGTTGCGTAATGACTCAGCAGAGCGCCAATACAATCTCCAGCAGATTGCTCAACAGGCAGCTCAGGTTGCCGAGCAAAACCCAGAGGCTGTACCCGAAATGCTGAAAATGGCTGGAGGCTAATAGATGAATGTTGACGGATGGGCTGGCTTAGAAAGTGTAGTTACAGATATTCGTGATGTTGACCAATCAGTAGAAGACCTAAACAAATTATGCCTCCGAGTTCTCAGCTCAGAGGATGGCGAAAAACTAATGAAGTGGTTAAGAGCCACTTTGTTAGAGCAGCCGGTTGCCTTGCCTGGTGCTGATCCTAGTTATGCTTTTTATCGAGAAGGACAAAACAGCGTGATTCGGGATCTTGAAGCAAGGATTAATAAAGCGAGGAAAATGTAAAAATGGAAACTACCGAAGCAGTCCAGCCCACAGAGGATGGTGGCCTACTGGACTCAGTAACAACTGAGGACAGCCAAGGTACAGAGCAGCAAAACCCAGAAGCATCACAGATATCTCATTTAGCAGAGCAAGAGGATGACACTCCGCTAGACCGGCCTGATTGGTGGCCTGAGAACTTTTGGAAGAAAGACGATGCAGCCCCCGATCTTGAGGGCATAGCAAAATCGTGGATGGACTTGCGTAAGCAGATATCGCAAGGCAAACACAAAGCTCCAGCAGATGGCAAATACGATGCATCCGCATTTGGTGCAATTCCAGAGAATGACCCAGTTCGTAGCCACGTCTTGGATTGGGCTAAAGAGAATGGGATATCGCAACTCGCCTTAGATAGTTTGGTTGGCAAAGTGGTTGGCATGAGTGCAGAGAAGGTAGAAACTGTCACTAGATCACTTGCTGAAGAAAAGGCAGCTCTTGGTCCTAACGCAGATGTTATTATTAAAGGAATGACGGATTGGGCGAGAGGCCTTGTAAACAAAGGGGTTTGGGGTAAAGATGACTTTGAAGAGTTTAAGTACATGGGCGGTACAGCCAAGGGCTTAAAGGCTTTGATGAAATTGCGTGAGACGTATGAAGGCTCTCGTATCCCCACCGAGTCAGTACCCATTGAAGGTGCGCCATCGAAAGATGAGTTGTACCAGATGGTTGGCGATCCTAAGTACAAGACAGATCCAGCCTACCGAGCCAAAGTTGAGCGAATGTTTGCTCAGAATTTCGGCTAAAATAAGGAATCTCCTCACGAGAGTGACCCTCCCCCCGGTGCAGTTTGCCGGGGGTTTTTTCATCAACATTTAGTAAAAATTAAAAATATGCAACTAGATGTTGTATTTTTTCTACAATTCTGCTAGAAACTCATTTAAGGCATACCATTTAATTGGCCCTTGATGCAGATGAATCTGACGATTGGCTACCGCAAGTAGCAAGCGTAGGCCCTGACAACAGGCACACCAAAGCAAAAACCTATTTTATTTTTTTACCTTTTTAGGAGAAACACATGAGCATTTCATTATCTAATGCCTTTGTAACTCTATTTGATGCTGAGGTAAAACAGGCCTACCAGGGCAAGGCAATGCTGGTTGGTGCTGTTCGTCAGCGTCGTGGAGTAGAAGGTTCTACTGTTAAGTTTCCAAAAGTTGGCAAAGGTGTGGCTACCCCACGCATTTCTCAATCTGATGTAACCCCATTAAACGTAGCATTCTCAAATGTTACTTGCACCCTATCTGACTACAATGCAGCTGAGTACAGCGACATTTTCAGCCAGGCTAAAGTTAACTTTGACGAGCGCCAAGAGCTTGTACAAGTTTTGGGCAACGCTATTGGCCGTAGACAAGACCAGTTGATTCTTGATGCTTTAACAGCATCTAGCACCAGCTTGACTGTTTCTAACGATATCGGTGGTAGCGATACCAACATGAACGTAGCCAAGTTGCGTGAAGCTAAGAAGTTGTTGGATAAAAACAACGTACCTCCAGAGGGCCGTCACATTATCCTCCACGCAAATGGTTTGGCATCGTTGTTGTCTGAGACAGCAGTAACCAGCTCTGACTTCAATACTGTTAAAGCACTTGTTGCTGGTGAAATCAATACGTTCTTGGGCTTTACTTTCCATATCCTTGGTGACCGCTCTGAGGGTGGCCTAGCAGTTGATGGTTCTTTAGACCGCACTTGCTTTGCTTTCCACAAAGATGCCATCGGCTATGCAGAAGGTATTGCTCCACGCACCGAAGTTAACTACATCCCTGAGAAGACCTCGTTCCTCGTGAACAGCTTGTTCTCAGCCGGTGCAATTAACATCGATGATGAGGGTATTGTCAAAATCACCGCTCGTGAATCTTAATCTAAGGAGAGACTGATATGGCATATTCTGCTGATGGTTTAGTAACTGTATGTGCATCGAAGGCTGGTAATGCTCCATCGATGTATTTGTATAAAACTGCTGATACCCAAGCTACTGTTAACACAGTTGGTTATTTTGCAGCGTTGAAAGACATGGTTAAAGTTGGTGACATTCTGTTTGTATATGACACCACAACTCCAAGCCTAGTCTTGACATATGTAAACTCAGTAACTTCAACAACTGTTGATATTGCTGATGGTACAACTGTAAGTGCAACCGATACTGACTAATAGTCATTAGTATCAAGATGGGCTATTGCTGGCAAAACTGGCGATAGCCCATTCTTACATTGGAGATTTAGATGGCAGCTGGTGATACCGCTTTATCGATTTGTTCTGATGCTTGCGTAATGCTAGGCGCAAAGCCAATCTCCTCCTTTAACGAAGGAACTGATGAGGCATCGATTGCAGACCGCTTATATGCGGATATTCGCAATCAAGCCCTAATACTTTACCCTTGGTCATTTAGCTTTAAAAAGACCTCTATTGCTCGATTGGTGACAACTCCTACCAATGAGTACCGCTACGAATATCAACTGCCTGGAGACCGCTTAGGATCGCCTAGAGCAGTATATGACACAAGTGCTGTTGGCATCCCACCACGCAAAGAATACAGAATCATGGGCAGCAAGTTGTTGACTGACTATGAGGCGGTTTATATTGATTATCAATATGCCGTACCAGAATACGATATGCCCAGTTATTTTGTGCAGTTGCTCAAATATATGATGACTTGGCATCTTGCTTTACCTATTACGGATCAAACCGAGAAGAGCCAGTATTGGCAGTCTGTCGCTATTGGATCCCCAGCCGAGAATGGCAGAGGTGGATACCTAAGACAAGCCATGAATATTGATGGCCAAGGACAGCCAACAAACGCTATTAATGATTTCTCACTTATTGCTGTGAGGTATTAATGGCTCGCTTTGTCTCTATCCAGACAAACTTTTCTACAGGTGAGTTAGATCCATTGCTCCGAGCAAGGGTTGATTTAGCAGCCTACGCTAACGCATTAGAAGAGGCCACCAATGTGGTCTGCCAGCCACAAGGTGGCATTAGACGTAGACCTGGCACAAAGTACATTGCATCGCTACCAAACAGTAGCACAGAGTCAGCCGGTAACGGCACACGTTTAGTTGAGTTTGAGTTCAGCACATCGGATTCCTATATGCTTTGCTTTACGCATAATCGGATGTATGTATTCAAAAACAAGAATCAGATTACCAACATCAATGGCTCTGGCAACCCATACCTTGATACATCATCACTTGGGTTAACTGGCACACGTTTAGCTAATATTGTATGGACTCAGTCGGCAGACACGTTGATTGTGGTTCATCCTGACATTAATCCAATTAAGATTGTTAGGGGTGGCACAGATGCAACTTGGACAGGATCTGCTATTACGTTTGACTCCATTCCAAAGTATGCGTTTACAGCATCGTTTAGCAATCCATCTGGTACGCTGACACCATCGGCCGTATCGGGCAAGATTACATTAACTGCCAGCTCTTCAGTATTTGTGTCTGGTAGCGTTGGCCAATACGTCAACGCATCTCCACAAGGTAGAGCTAAGATTGTTAAGTACAACTCCGGCACATCAGTTGATGCAATTACCGAGTTCCCATTCTTTAACACATCGGCCATTGCTAATGGCTCATGGGAATACGAATCAGGCTATGAGGATGTATGGTCAAGCGGTAAAGGCTGGCCACGCTCTGTAACATTCCATGAAGGCCGTCTGTACTTTGGTGGATCGAAGTCTCGCCCATCAACCATATGGGGTTCTAAGGTTGGATTGTTCTTTGACTTTGACCCAACAGAGGGTTTGGATGATGATGCGGTAGAGGCAACTCTAGACACCAATACATTTAACGCTATTGTTGACATTATCTCTGGCCGAGACTTGCAAGTGTTTACTACAGGAGGTGAGTTCTATGTTCCCCAAAATGGTCTTGACCCAATTACTCCAACGAATTTCTTTGTTAAAACAGCAAGCCGTAACGGCATTAAAGAAGGTATTAGGGTTCAGCAGTTAGAGTCTGGTACATTGTTTGTACAGAGACAAGGAAAGGCATTAAATGAGTTTGCTTATACTGATACGCAACTTACATACGTCACACAAAAGATATCGCTTCTTGCTGGGCATCTCTTACGGACTCCATCTCGCATGGCTTTGCGTAGGTCTGTGGCTACTGACGAAAACGACTTACTGCTAATTACTAATAGCGATGACGGCACAATGGCCGTATTCTCGTTATTAAGAGCGCAAAACGTAATCGCCCCATCAGAGTTCACTACAGTTGACGGATCATTTGTTGATGTGGGTGTGGATATCTCAACCATCTACACAATAGCAAAGCGCAATGTAAACGGCACATTCCAATACTACGTTGAGGCTTTTGACAATGATTTGTTAACAGACTCATCTAAAACTGGTGGAGCTGCTGCATCCGTCTCAATGAGCCATGTAGCTACAGAGACAGTTAACGTCATTCTTGATGGATCTGTACAAGCTAATCAAACAGTACCAGGCGGTGGCACAGTCACATTCCCACGCTCTTCAGCAACAAAATACGAGGTTGGCTTGCCAATCACAGTACGAGCCGTAACCATGCCGGTAGACCTAAAGCTACAGACAGGCACACGCATTGGATTTAAGAAGAGAATCGTTGAGGTTAACGCATTGGTTGCCAACACCCAACACCTAAAGATTAATACAATCCAAGTACCATTCAGAGCGTTTGGCGATATTCTTGATGAGGCAGTTGACGAATATACTGGCACAAAGACATTGCATGGCATATTGGGTTACACGACAGAGGGCAAGATTACAGTTGAGCAAGACGTGCCATTAAAGATGACCTTGCTCGGTTTAGAGTACAAAGTAGCAACACATCAAGGAACTTAATATGAGATTTTCTAGACAAGACCTTAAAAACTTTGATGGCCCAATCGGTGATCCATTTAATGGCCCAGCCGTAAACAAGCATATTGGACAGAAATATCAAGACCCAGTAACGGCTACTGTTATTGCTGTTTCTTTGACCGCTGTTAGTGCTTATGGATCTATTAAAGCTGGCCAAGATAAAAACAAAATGTATCAGATGCAAGCCAAGCAAGCAGAGGTTGAGTCTGACCGCAAAGCTGTGCAATATGAGTTACAGGCTAACGAGATCCTTAGACGTACCAACCAAACTAACGCAGCTGTAGTGGCTCGTGGTTTTGCTGGTGGCACACAAGGCTTTGAGGGATCGGCTGGATTGATACAGCAAGTCAACAATACTCGTGGTGGCAAAGAGTTTGTGTTTGCTTTACAAAATGCAGACATGGCAAAACGTAGCGGTCTTATCCAAGCAAGTCTATATGAAGGGGCTGGGAAAATTGCTGAACAGGCTGGCTACTTTGATGCTGCTGGAAAATTAGGTTCTGCTGCATACATGGGTGGCAAAATAGTTTAAGGACAATATATTAATTATGGCTGAACTTCCACGCTACCAACCAACTGGCTATTTGCCAGCAGATATACCACGTCTAGACTTTGCAAATATTAAAGAGCAAGTGGCAATGACTCAGGGCATTAATTCTGCCTTGGATCGATTGGCTGGATTTGCTTTTAAAGAGGCTGCAGAAAGAGCGCAACGAGAAGGCGCTCAATATGGTGTAGAGAACGCACCAACAATGGATCAAGTATTAAAAGCACAAGAGGCTGGGCAAACACCACAAGAGCTGTTTGCTAAACCAGGCACATACTTTGGCGATGCAGCTAGAAAAGTTCAAGCACAACAAGTTCGCATTGATTTTGAAGCAAAAGCTAGACAAAACTTAGATGCAGTAAGTGCTGCCATTGATTCTGGAGCATTTGACTTAAATCAAATACAAACTGAAATAAAAGCCATTACTACTAAAAATGGTAGCTATCGAAAGGTACTTGCATCTGTAGATGCTGATGAGGCCTTGAAGTTTAGCGCATCAATAACAAGCGCTGGTAATGCTGTATACAAAAAAGCAACAGATCAATATTTAAAATTGGTTGGAATGCAAAACGAAAGGCTAGTTACCGAATCTCTTAATTCGTATTCAACAATGATTGCAGACGTATTAAAAGCAGAGCAAGATCCAACAATGCTTGCAGAAAGAATTAAGGCTGAAGAATATAGTGCAATTAAATTAATAGAAAGAAGTTCAAGGCCTGAGTTTGTAAAACAAAAACGAGATGAGTTACAAGATAAGATTTATTCTAATATTGTTGACCACTTAATTGACTCTAGTCCAAACGCAACACAGGCTTTATTAAAGTTGCAAAAGGGAGACGTTGGCAACCTAAGTGAATTGTACAAAGGCCTAGACAAAGACAAGTTGGGTGCTATGTTTTTAAAGAGAGCCACAGAGAGAGCTAGCTCATTAAGCGCTGCTAAGAATATTGAGAAGCTGGGCAACGAAGAAATGGTAAACGATCTGTTGATTGAGTATCATAACCCAGCTACTAACGCAATAAGAAAACGTGATATTGGTTTAAAAATAGCAAAATCAAAAGTATTGTCAGTAGAACAAATGGAAAGGTTCTTAAATCCATCATCAGATGGTGACTCTGCTGTTTTTTCAAATATGAGCCTACAAGTCAGAACTGGTGTTATTACTGATTTGAATGATTTGCGTAGACAATCTGCTAGAGCTGGAATAAGCGGAAGACAACTTGCAGACCTATCTAAACAACTGATAGACAGAACTGAAAAAGATGAAGGCAAGGCAGCCACTATTATCCGCAGAAACGCTGGATTGCCAGATGTTAGTGTTGGTAAAAACGCAGCCAATGCTCATGCTTTTGCTAAAGAGGCAAAGTTAACCGAATACTATAACGAAGCTAAAAGAGCGCAGATATTAGATACTGGCTCATTTGATCCACTTGCCGTTGCTGATGCTGCCATACAAAGATATGACAACGATGACAAGAAAAACAAACAAAAAGAATCAGCAAGAAATAAAATTTCTGGAGTTGTTGATTCGTTGGTTACAAAGAAAAAAGTTGAAAAAGGTTTTGTAATTGATGAAAACACAAGTCTAGATGATTTGCGTACAAGAAAGATTATTGATGAGAGTCAGTACAACTATTTAATTGGTTTACAAACTGAGTTGCGAAAACAATAATGGCATACACTAAATTTGAACAAACCTACGTTGATGCATATTTAAACAATATGTATCCAGATGTTGAGGAAGAACAACCTCAAGATACTATGCTGGCCTCAGCCCCTACTGCCGAGCCTACTGGTCAAGTTACTGTGTCTGGATTTAAGCCACAGCAAGTTAGGACAGACGTTCAACCAGAGCTTGGTGTAGCTAGACCAATCCCACAAAATAAAGCCCAAGAGGCATTGGGATACATTGGTGAGCTGCTAACTAAGGCTGGTGTACAGCTTGATAAGGTTGGTTTAGATATACCAGTATTGGGAAGGATATCCCTTAAAGATTTAACTGTTGGGGAGTCAGGCAAAGTATTAGAGGATATGGCTCTTGGCTTTTATCCTGTTGAGGGAGCCGGTGGATTTATCTCAGGCACAACACGCATTAAACCAGACCCAGCTCTTGAACTATTAAACATTGCCCCAATTGCTGGAGCTGCCGCAAAAGTTGCTGGCAAGGGAGCTGTTAAAGCTGGTCAAGCAGTAGCGCCAAAGGCTGCTGAAATGGCAGAGGGCTATATGCGTTCTATTGGCGGAATTGCTGATATTGCTCCAATAAATCCAGCCAAATTTAAACCAGTAGAAGAAGTTAAATCTGCAATTGATGTAGTTTCTAAAGACCCTATAAATTCTATATATTTGCCACAAGCTCAAAAGGCGCCATCTGTTGCGCTAAGACTAGCAAAGCCAGAGATTATTGGTACTGGTAAAAATAACTTAATTACTGTTGAGGATGTTGGAACTGTATTAGAAAAAGCTCAACTTAGTTTATATAAAAACAAACCGCTTGATCCAAACAATCCAAAAGATTTAACTAAGATGATTGACTCAGCAAGCGCTGAAGCTGATTTCCAATTATCACAACCAATAACTGGTGCAAACTGGTATGACGATGATGTAGCTAATGCATTTAAAATGTCATCAAAGATTGTTCCAGAATTGGCAACTGACGAACCGCTTAGAGTGTTAACAACTGCTTTTGCGGCATCCACAAGCTACAACAAACGAGCTGGTGAAAACTGGGCAGTAGCTACAAAAATTACTGAGCATCTATTAAAAACAGGAAAGGTTGCAACAAGAAACCCAGAGAATGGAAAACTTTGGGCTGGAACTACAGGCCCAATTATGGAGCAACAATTAAAGTTCCATGAATTTATGTTAAACAAAATGGGTTTAGCAGATTATGCAGAGTGGCTATTAACTCCACACGCAGTTAAAGATATTAAAGCCATGAAAGCCGAATCTGGGCTTTATAAGACTATAGACGTTCCAGGAAAAGCCACAGATATGAAAATGGGTTCATTTGTTATTGGCGAAAAAGGTGGAGCATTTTTCTTAAATCTAAACGGCATTAAAGAAACTACAGCTGATAAATGGTTTACTAGGACATATAATAGACACGCTGGCTCTTTAACATCCGGCAATATATCTGAGCAAGGATTGATAGATGCCCCAAGAAACGAGGCAGAGCGGTCTATTATGAAAGAATGGAACAGAGGTGTTGCATCAAATAGCAAGTTAGATGAACAAGCTAACCAAGCTGTATTGTGGTTTTATGAACAAAATCTGTACTATAATTTAGGTGTTAAATCAGCAAAATCGGAGAGCTTTTCAGATGGAGCAAGAAACTTACTCAATGCAAGAGGAGTCCAATTCGATGAATCAGAACTCATTAAATCTAGAGGCCGCAGCAATGCGCCTGAAACTGGAGCAGAATCGACAAGCCCTACAACAACAGGGAATACAGTCGGTGTCGGAGAAGTTGCGCCAGTTAGCACAAAACCAGCCACAGTAACTAGGGGCAAAACCGCCCCATCTAAGGGAGCGGAATAATGTCCATTAAGCCACTTAACGAGCGCTTAGACGAGTTAGCTGGTCAGGGTGAGGTGCAACCTAAACCAGTTGTTGAAATGCCCAAGGAGGGCGCTGGAATCAATTTACAGGATGTCCAGCCTCTTGATTTTGAGCCAAGCGATATTGACGAATCACAGTCTATTCAAGTCGCTGGCAAGTTTACCCCTCTTGAAAACATTGCTAAGATGTTTAGCAAAGAGACAAAGGGATTGGCTAATAAGGGCAAGGATGCAGTAGACGAGGTTGTTCCACCAGAAATAATTAAACCAGCTACCACAGATGTACCATTAAAAGTACCCAAAGCTAAGGGCATAGAGCAACCCATATCAATCCAAAAGTTTGAGGAGGCTTTGCCCCTTGCTAAGACTGAGGGTGTGCCACCAGAGCTATTACAAAACCTTAACCGCATTGAGGGTCCAGATGACCTCAAGCGTGTAGCAGATGCAATCAATAGAGCATCAGGCATTGAGGTAGAAAGAACCACCTTTGAGCAGTTGCAAAAGTTAGCCGTAGAGCGTGGCTTTGGCACATCATTTATTCGAGAAATGGAAGACCTTAAATCTCTGTATGGTGACTTGCCTATTGACTATATGCGGTTTAGGTTTGCAGCGCACAATAACGTCTCCCAGTTTTACGAAACAATGCAGAAGTCAGCTCTTGATCCCAACAACCAAGAGCTAAAAGCCGAGTTGCTTTATCGTTTAAATCTACAAAGTGCAATCCTAGAGTCTGGTATATCTATCAGAACTAAGGCTGCACAAACAACCGCATCCGGCAACATTGTTATACCAGCTCCAGATTCTGATGAAATGAAGAGGTTGCTTGCTGATCCAAAGGTTGATGAGGGGCTAAAGGATTTGATGGGCGCAATGGATAACTTGCTTGAGACATCCTCAAAAGAGGGTCTCTTAAACAAAGTATCTAAGGTTGGACTTTTGCGTGATCTGTGGGACTTAACATACAAAAATGGTTTGCTATCAGCAACAGGCACACACCTTATTAACCTAAGTTCAAGCGTAACATTTATGGCTAGTACATTAGCGACTAGACAGTTGGCTGGAATTGCTGGATCGATTAAACGTGGATTTGGATTACAGGCAGAGGTTGAGATAGGCGAGGCGGCATCTGCACTAGCCGCAGTAACTCACACTTGGAGAGATGCGTTACGTCTTGGTTGGGTTGCTCTAAAAACAGGAACCACCAGAGAAATGCGTGAGGGTCAAGACGTACTTAGCGATGCCGGTGTTAAGTTTGAGGTGCAGTCTGGTAAGTTTAATGCTAAAGATTATGGACCACCAACTGGTTACTTTAAAAAGTTTATTACTGAGCCTTTGGGAATAGAAGACGAAACCTACTATAAAGGCATAAATTCATACGCAACATTTGTATCATTGCTAGGCAACAGACCAATTATGGCAATGGATGAGGTAACTAAGTTTCTTGGTTACAGAGCCGAGCTTTATACGCAAGCCTATAGGGCATCCGAGCAAGCAAAGCGCCAAGCAAGGTTAGATGGAAAGTCTGGTGACGAGATAGAAGAGATTGGCTTAAAAGCCATGAGCGATATCTTTGTAAACACACCAAAAGCAGTTGATGAGTCCGCTACAGACTTTAGCCATATGTTGACATTTAGCAGAAAGCTAACTGGCGCATCAAAAGCAATACAAGAGTTAGCCCAAGAGAGTTTGATTGGCAGAATTAATTTGCCATTCGTTAAGACCCCAATTTGGGTTACTAGCGAATCAATGCAAAACAGCATGATTGCCCCACTATCAAGTCAATGGCGAAAAGACATGGCAGCTGGTGGCGCAACTCGTGAGCTTGCTATGGCTAAGTGGGCTATGGGTTCTGGAATTATGATAGGTGCTGGATCCTACGTTGCAGATGGTAGGATAACTGGCGGTGGCCCAGCCAACCAAAACCTAAGATCGGTTTACTTGGCGAGCGGTTGGAGACCATACTCGTTTGTTTTTTCTGATGGCGAGTGGGATCAGGAGTTTGTTTCTTTCCTCGGCAAGATGCGTATGGATCCATCGATTGGACAGGATGGGAAGCTATACGTTCCATTTAGGGGCTTAGACCCTATAGCTGGATCGCTATCAATGGTTGCTGATGCTGTTGAGTACGCAAGGTACGAAGATGACCAAGACTTGGTAGCACAAGTAATTCTTGGTGGGGTATGGGGCCTCTATAACTATGTTGGTCAGCAACCTTGGTTAACAGCCCTAAGCTCTGTAACTGGTGCGTTTTCGTCAACCATAGAGAATCCCAAGGCATCGTTTAAGGCAGCCATAGAGTCCATCTTATCTGGTGGCGCAACCTACGCAATAGAGGGTTCTCCGGCTGGTATATTCAGCTCGGCTAGGGGTGCGGTTGCAAGGATTGTAGACCCAACCGCAAGAGATGTAGCAGCCGATCCAAACGAAGACATGATAACCAAGGCTGCCCATCAAGCCATAAACAAATACAGATCCAAGACCCCAGGACTTTCTGAGGATTTGCCTGATCGGTATGATATGTTTGGTGATCCAGAGTATAGAGCCGACCCATCTAATCCAGGGCTATCCTCTCTGTCTGGCATTAGGTATCAAGAAAGCAAACAGAGAACGTCTGACAAGATAATTATTTCTTTAGGTCTGCCAATTCAAAAGCCAAAGCGCATCATTGATGTTGGCGATGTTAAGGTAAAGATTACACCAGAGGAATACCAATACTGGTTAAGCCGAATTGGCAAAGTAAAGATTGGCGATAACAATGTGCAAAAAGCCATTGTTGAAACAGCCAATATGCCTGGCTTTAATGCTCTTGGGAAGAATGAGAAACAAGAGACTATTAGAGAGGTATACAGAGAATTTGTTAACTTAGCAAAAGAGGATTTGCTTGAGCGTTTCCCAGCGATATCTATTAGGGCGCAAGAGGCTGAAGCAAAGCTACCGATTTATGGTGTACCAAAATAACGTAGTAGATTTTTATTCAAAAATCAATTAGATTAGGGAAATATTATGGCTGATTATGCGATATCTAACGTAGCAAGACGTGTGGTCTACACCAATACTGGTGTCGGGCCATACTCGTTTACGTTTGAAATTCTTGCCAATACCGATATCGCTGTATATCGGGGCAGTACATTGCTGACTCTGACCACAGATTACAGCGTAACCATTAATGCTAACGGCACAGGATCAATTACCCTAGTAACCGCTGGCACAGGCAATATTACAATTGTTGGCTCAAGAGCAATTCAACGCACTAGCGACTATACGACAGGCGGTGACTTGTTCGCCAGCACCCTTAATACTGACCTAGACTCCCAGACCATCTACGCACAGCAAGTCGCTGAGACCGCAGAGCGTGGACTCAAGGCTCCAGTAACAGATCCAACAGATATCGCAATGACCTTACCAGCCAAGGATGGCCGCAAGGGTAAGGTATTAGCGTTTGACTCTACAACCGGCAACCCTGTAGCTGGCCCAGCGCTGGATGCGGTGACTACTGTTATCGAGCAGTCGGCCAACATTAATACTGTTGCTACCAATATTGCATCGGTTAATACTGTTGCTGGCAATACATCGAATATCAATACTGTAGCTGGCATTAGCGGTAACGTCACTACTGTTGCTGGGGTGTCGGCTAGTGTAACCACAGTTGCCGGTATCAGCGCTAACGTAACTACAGTTGCGGGTAATAATGCTAACGTAAGCACAGTAGCGGGTATCTCTGGCAACGTAACCACAGTCGCTGGTATCTCAGCCAATGTGACTACAGTTGCTGGTATCTCTAGTAATGTGTCAACTGTAGCCACAAATAATGCAAACGTAACAACTGTAGCTACAAATATTGCTAGTGTGAATACTGCTGCATCGGATATCGCTAAGATTATCGATGTGGCCAATGACTTGAATGAGGCTGTCTCTGAGATTGATACAGTTGCTAATAATATTGCTAATGTCAATACAGTTGGCAACAACATAGCAAATGTGAATACTGTTGCTGGCATCTCAGCTAACGTAACAACTGTGGCTGGGATTAGCGCAAACGTTACTGCTGTTGCAGCAGATGCTACTGATATCGGAACAGTTGCAACGAATATAGCAAGCGTCAATACAACCGCTACCAATATTGCTAACGTCAACACAGTTGCTACGAATATTGCTAACGTCAACGCAGTAGCCGCTGAGATTCCTAACTTGGCTACCAAGGTCAACAAGACCAGCGATACTGGATCAGCTGTAATCCCATCTGGCACAACTGCTCAGAGGGATGGCTCACCCACTAATGGTTACTTTAGATACAACTCATCGGTTAATTCGTTTGAGGGTTATGTCAATGGAGCTTGGGGTGGTGTCGGTGGCGCACAAGCTGGTGGAGTTATCTTTGAGAACTCGCTAACGATTAGTTCAAACTACACATTGACTACCAGCAAGAATGGATTAAGTGTTGGGCCAATCACAATCAATAGCGGTGTATCTGTAACAGTACCAAGCGGACAAAGGTGGGTAATATTATGAGTATCATTCTTCAAGGAAGTACGAGCGGTTCAGTTACATTACAAGAACCAGCCGTTGCTGGTACTACTGTATTAACCTTACCAGCCGTATCAGGAACAGTTCTTACAGATACATCACCTAAAGCTGGTAATGTGATTCAGGTGGTAAATGTAACCAAAACCGATGTATTTACAACAACTTCTACATCGTTTGTAGATGTTACTGGTCTTTCAGCAACAATTACTCCTACATCAGCTTCAAGCAAAATCTTGGTGTGTGTAAGTTTCTGTATGTCTGCTAATAGCGGTGCTGGTTATCCTTTTTCAAGAATTTTGCGTGATTCAACCGCAATTTATGTTGGTAATACTGCTGGTAGTAGAACTCCAGCGTTAAGCACAGCTACTGCTTATGGAGCTGACAATGGCTATTTAGTGCCAACTTCCGCACAATTTATAGATTTGCCAGCTACAACTTCTGCCACAACTTATAAAGTTCAAGCGTTACAGAGTGCTGGAAACACAACAAGAATTGGTGCAACTGGTGATGATACTGATGCTTCTAATAGAATTAGAACTGCATCATCAATCGTCTTAATGGAGATTGCCGCATAATGGATGCCATATATAAACTATACCCACAAGTTCTTTACACCAATGGTGATAAAGCCTATGACAAAGACGGCAACGAAGTCGCATACGATAAAGCCGCAGTTCAGGCTTATGTTGATGCTCATGCTTATATTGCTAAACGAGCATCAGAATACCCCCCGATTGGTGACCAATTAGACGCACTATGGAAGGGCGGTGCAGAAGCCGAAGCGATGCTTGCTAAAGTCCAAGCTGTGAAACAAAAATTTCCCAAAGGAGTAGCGTAAATGGCGAGCGTCATAACGGCAACAAATAGTTCGGGCTTAACTACCTCAGCCGATAACTCAGGTGTATTACAGTTAGCATCGGGTACTGGTAACTTAGTTACTGTGCCATCGGTAACAGGCACAGCAATGGTTAGCGGTAATATGCCAGCGTTTAGAGTTGGTAAAACTGATTCTGCACAAAGCATACCAACTTCAACTTTTACCAAATTAACTTTTAATAGTGAAACATTTGATACAAACAATAATTTTGCATCATCTACTTTTACCCCGACTGTAGCTGGCTATTATCAATTTAATGCCAATGCTTTATTTAACACTATTACTTCAGGTCAGGTTGTAATTATTGCCATATACAAAAATGGTGCGGCATACACTAGAGGTAGTGGTGGTTACTTAAACAATACAAGCGGTGACATTGAATTGACTGCATCGGCTTTAATTCAAGCTAACGGCTCAACAGACTACTTTGATGTTTATGTTTTCCAAAATAGCGGTGGGAATAGGGATATTTTTAACTCTGAAGTTTTAACTAGCTTTAGTGGATGCTTGGTAAGGAACGCATAATGTACGAAAAATTAATACAAATTTACCCTGAATTATCAGATTTTGATTTTTCTAAGGGCATTATTACGCTTCAAGATGATGGACAAGGTGCGTACATTGCTAAGTGGGAACACCCAACCTTGCCAAGACCAACAGATGAGGAGTTAGCATAAGTGCAAGCCCAAGTTTATTTAGTTTCTAACAAACTGAATGGCAAGCAATATGTCGGGCAGACTATCAATCCGCATTTGCCGATTGGTCATGGTCGCATTATGAAAAGTGCGTATAAGTTACATGGTAAAGATAATTTTGACTACGAACCACTTTGTACGAGCATTGAAAATAGAGCCACGCTAAACGCAATAGAACGCTTTTGGATAGCCGTATTAAATACAGTAGTACCCAATGGCTATAACATCGAATTGGGTGGTTCTGAAGGCTCTACATGGACTGAAGAACGCAGACGCAAGCACAGCCTAGCATTGACTGGAAGAATCCATCGCAGACCGCTTGGGAGCAAGTCAGGCATGAAAGGTAAGGCTTACCCTGAAGAAGGCAAAAGAAAGCTATCAGAAGCCCTTAAAGGCAGAGTTAGCCCTAATTGGGGTCGCACAGCATCCGAAGAAACCAAAGCCAAAATGACTGCAAGTCAAAAAGCATATTGGGCAAAAGTTGAAAGTCCTAATAAAGGTCGCAAACACAGCGAAGAAACCAAAGCTAAGATGCGAGCATCAAGAGCAAAAAGAATTTATTCAGACGAGGATAAAATGAAAATTAGTCAAGCCATTAAAGTATGGCATCAACAGCGTAAGGAGCAATCATGCCACCAGTAACCATTGACGGCACAAGCGGTATCACGACACCGATGTATGGCGGTGCTATAACGGCTAATGCTGTTACTCCTGTAATAGGAATGAAGAACAAAATAATAAATGGCGCATGCGTAATTGACCAGCGTAATGCTGGTGCTAGTGTTGGCACACCAAATGGATATACATTAGATAGATGGCAAGTGCTTCAAAGTGTTACTGGAAAAATTAGCACTCAACAAAATCAAGGTTCAGTAACACCGCCAGCGGGGTTTGCTAATTATCTTGGTATTACTTCTCTTTCTGCATATTCAGTTTTATCAAGCGATTATTATTTACTTCTTCAAAACATTGAGGGATTTAATGTTGCAGACCTTGATTGGGGAACTGCTAACGCTAAAACTATTACGATGTCGTTTTGGGTTCGTTCAAGTTTGACTGGAACTTTTGGCGGTGCTTTAACTAACCAATCTAATAGGTCGTATCCATTTACCTACACAATTTCTGCTTCAAATACTTGGGAATACAAAACTATCACTATTTCTGGTGATACTACAGGCACATGGAACAAAACCAACTCCACAGGCTTGCAAGTAATATTAGGATTGGGGGCTGGTGCAACATATAGTGGAACGGCTGGTGCATGGTCTGGTTCGTATGTATTTTCAGCCACAGGAGCAACATCCGTAGTCGGCACAAACGGAGCAACTTTCTACATCACAGGAGTTCAGCTAGAGGTAGGCTCTACAGCTACTAGCTTTGATTACAGACCTTTCGGAACTGAGTTACAGCTTTGCCAAAGATATTATGAGCAAGTTACTTATGACTTAGGCGGTGCAATAGTTACTGGTCAAGCAATCGGTACGGATAGGGCATTGGCAAATTTAGGATGGACAGTTATTAAAAGAAGTTCGCCATCTGTATCAATTACGGGAACTGTTCAAGTTTGGAATTCTACTGCTGGTGCGTATACATCAAATAGCGTTAGCTTTACAGATGCATCAGTAAATAATGTGCGTATAGATTGTCAAAGCGTAAATACTTCACCTTTAGTTGCTGGTAATGCGGCAATGATTTATCCAAACACCGATGTAATTTTAAAAGCATCTGCGGAGCTATAAATGTACAAACTAATTATTTCTGTTGGGCAAACAATTCCAAAAACAGTTGAGCGTTTATCGGATAATTTATTTATCCCATTCGACCCAGCCAACACCGACTACCAAACCTTTAAAAAAGAAGTCTTAGCTGGTGCAGAACTTCTCGATGCCGATGGGAATGTGATGACACAAGAACAGGCTAATCAATTTGTTGGGGGCCTAGCATGAACTTTATCTTTACATGGATCCTAGACCGCTTTGGCTTTGTTCCCAGGGCAACACTTGAGTTCCCCATTGAGAAACCAGTTACTGTTAAGCCAGCTCGCAAGGCTGCCAAGAAAGTAGTACGCAAAACAGTACGAAAGAAAGCGTGATTACTATGACACAGCTTACTGATAAAGAGATTGAAGATATCGTTGAGAAGGTGACTGAGCGTGTCATTGAGAAGGTCTATACCAATATCGGTAAGTCTGTGGTCACCAAGTTCTTTTGGATTATTGGAGTCGGAGCTGTAGGTTTAGTTACATTCCTAGCTGGGATGGGCCATATCAAGATCGGCAACTAATGTGGCAGATCAGTTCGGGTTTCTTGATGGCGCAAAGGGCATCAGCAGTTCTCTAAACGCTAGTCGTGAGGTCAGCAAAGAGCTGTCCAAGAGCATTGCAGATACACAGAAAGAGGCATCCGATGTAGCCCAGCAACGCAACCTTGACAGGCGCAGAGAACTGCGTGAGAACGAAGTCCGCAAGGAGCTGTTCTTAAAGCGTGTGCTAATTGTCTGGGAGCATGAAGAGCAAGTACGCAGAGAAGAGGCAAGACTGCGAGAAGAGTTCTTAAAGAAGTATGGCAAGCGGTGGGCAGAGGTTGAGGCTCTGAAAGCAAAGCTAGAGAAACAAGAGAGGGAGCTGAAGAAAGCCTTTGATTCTGACCTAGCCAAAGCCAAGTGGGCGCAGTTCTGGTGTTTCGCAGTCGCTGCATGGATAGCTTATTTTTTAGTATGGGGAAATAAATAATGTTTACTTTGTTAACAACTCTTGTTTCATTCTTAGCCGGTGGCTTACCAAAGCTGCTAGATTTTTTCCAAGATAAATCAGACAAAGCGCATGAGATGGATCTCGCTAGACTCCAGATCGAGCGTGAGCTGGAGATGCGTAAGGCTGGCCTCGCATCCCAAGAGCGCATTGAAGAGATCCGCACAGACCAGATAGCCATGACCACAGCAGTACAAGAGCGTGAGTCGCTCTATGCCCACGACATAGCGATTGGCCAAGGCGCATCTACATGGGTCATCAATGCTCGTGCAATGGTGCGCCCAGCGATTACCTATGGAATGTTTGTCCTCTTTGCTTTTGTAGAAATATTTGGTTTCGTCTACGCTTGGAAGACAGGAGTTGACTTCAGCATTGCTCTTGATGTCCTATGGGATAACGAGACTCAAATCATTTGGAGTTCTGTAGTCGCTTTCTGGTTCGGTACACAAGCATTTAAAAAATGATTGACCCAAAAGTTATTAAAATGATTATTCACCACGAGGGTTGCAAAACGCAACCTTATCGCTGTCCAGCATTATTGTGGACAGTTGGTGTCGGCAGAGTAATTGATCCTAATCACATAAAGGTGAAACTTGAAGACCGCAAGAACCTACCAATCCCAGAGGGGTGGAACAGAACCCTCAGCATGGATGAAGTTAACAAGTTGCTTGAAGAAGATTTACAGAGATTTGAAAGCGGGGTACGCAGACTATGTCCTGATGGCCTTACTCCTGGGAGGTTTGGCGCACTCGTCAGCTTTGCGTTTAATGTTGGGCTAGGCAATCTCCAGCGATCTAGCCTCAGAATGAAACACAATCGTGGAGACTTTGAGGGAGCCGCTGAAGCCTTTCTCGATTGGACAAAGGCTGGCGGCAAGGTTCTCAAAGGTTTGGTGTCAAGGCGCAATGATGAGCGAGCGCTCTACCTAAGCAACACCATCTAATACTTTCTTACGATTCTGCTTTGCGCTGGTCATTATGACCATCTGAATGGGCGAGAGCATCTCGATGGTGTCCTTATTCAGCGTGTTGAACTCAAGCAGTTTCTTTTGTTTATCAGCTAGAGCCAGCTTGGAGTTGGCTACCTTGTCCGCAACTGTGTTGTATTGGCTAATAAACTCTTCAATGTTTTTACAGTTGACGGCATCCTTGCCTGGGATCTGTAGCCTAACTGACCCCGGAGTCGGAAGTGTTGTTTTTTCGCCACTATCAGGGATGTCCTCTTTAATCGAGTTCAGATCAACTTTCTTTGCTGGCATAGCTGTAGGTACTGGCGGTACTTTAGGAATCGAATCTAGGGGGTTTCTAGCGGTTCTAGAGGCAGCGTTGCCATCGTCATCCTCTGGCGCTATCCCACAAGCAGCCATGAGGCTGTATCTGCGAGCATAGGTCAGAGCGGATCCGTACCCTTGGGGGTCTTGCTTGCTGGCTGGAACGTGCAGAACTCCACAGGACAGAGATTCGCCAGACTCATGCAGTAGCAATGTTTCTACATTGACTCCTGTATCGGACTCGTGACACTTCTGCACTAGGGCAATGCCATTATTGTTAAGGCCATCAATGACAGCCTCAACTACAGTTGCTAGATCAGCATACTTGGAAGTGAAGTATGGATTATTTGATGTCTTCAGAGCTGGGCCAAATTCTTTCTGTGCCTTGACCAGAGCGGTTGCAATTAATTTCATTTGAGTGCCTTAATATTTAATGTTGATTGACGAATTGTGTAAGCCTCTTTGGCTGGCACAATCTTGGCTGGAGCTGCTTTGTAGCTACGCTGAGGCCACGTTATCTGAAAGTCACCAGCCAATGCATGGCTGTGGTCTCTCATCATTCCCATAATCTCAGTCTGTGCCTTAGCCGTTTCCTCTTCAAGCCTAGATATTTTTTGCTTGTTTTCTAAGATTAATTTGGTCAGCTCCACACCATAATCATCCAGCTTTACTAGCTCACTATCCGAGCCAGTAGACCAGGTCCTAGCTGCATCCTTTGGGCTGATGGGTGGGTAGTGGTCAATGTAGCCGGTGTTCTTATAGCGATCCAGTTTGTCTTGGAACTCTTTGCACGTTCTCTCAATGAGTTCTAAGGTCTCTGGGTGTGGTCCAAACAAGAAGATCCGCAACTCTGTGCCACGATACAGCACAGCGATAGCGCCCCATGATGCCTTGGTGATAGCCATCTGCGCTTGGAGCTGTATAGGCCCTCGATACAGAGGCAAGACATCCTCGGCATCCATTGCGGTTAGCTTGGCCTCCAAGACTCCTGTACCCTCAAGTCTTATAGAAGACTGACCCACCACATAGATGCCACGCTCTGGATCGGTGAAGACCTCCTCCATGGATCCTGTGGCTGTTCCATCGAGACTGCATGAGATCGGCCACTTATCGTGAAAGTATGGTTTCTCGTGGTTGATGTCTAGCTGGTGGCAACCCAGCCTGTGAGCTGCCTCGGTCAGTATGGTTGGCTCTAGCTTGTTGCCCCAATCCATTGACTCGTTACTTATGTTTTCTAATTCCTTACCATCGATGGCTGCAATACTTGAAAGCAACTCATCGTTTGGCGAGCGATACTGGCTCATCCCACAAACCGCTGGGAGGCGGCTTGCAGAGAGCATATCGTTGGGAGTGACCTTACCTACCATTATTATTTCTCCTTATTTTTTTGCTACAGCTTTTGGTGAACTTGTAAGCCAGTAGCGTTTCCACTTGTGGGTTCGGTTGTCTGGCTCATGCTCGTACTGGTCAGCAATTCGATAACCGCTTGCTCTAAGTAGGTGTATGTAGTGTGCCAGGCGAGTAATACCATAGGTGCTAATAGCATCCCAAGAAGTAATACCACGAGCTTTCTTTTGCTTGAGATGGGCCAGTATTGTTTGAAGTTGAGTATCATTTTTGCTCACGTTTTTCATTCCTTGATAAAAGGTTGCGGTAGATTTCCCATTTCTTTTGAGTCTTGCTGCACTCGGATGGGGGTTGGAATCCATGCTTGATAAATGTGGCCATCACATCTGTCTTTTGCGATGGCACATAATGCTTATTGATGTCGTATATGGTTGACATAGTTCTCCTTATGAAAGTGCCACGATTAAGATAAATGCAATGACCGAGAGCGTGGCGATAACTCGGTCAAATACTGTGTCCTCAGACTTGTACAAGTCTTTGGAAGATTGGTTGTGTTGGTTCCATGCTTTCATTTTTTTAGACTATCCATAAATTTTTCAGCGAGGCGCTCTCTGCGCTTACGTTGCCATCTTGCATAGAACTGGGTGTTCTGCACTACTATGTATGCACCCAACACAAGCATAGTGATTACAAGCAGACTGCCTACGATATAAACCAAGGCCAGAATGGTGGTGATTAAATCAAGCATATTGAACCTTTCTCAAAAGTTTTCCTACTTGGGCGGGATGCCATACATCTAAACCTTTAGCGGTCTTGATACCACGCAGTTGCAACTCGGCAGCAACTGTACGCAAATTAGTGCCTACCCGGCTAACGATGTCTTGCAAGGTGGGCGAGACTTTCTTGACATACGCATCGCATCTGTCGCTGATTGCTTTTAAACCAGCCTGTGAGCCGATCTGTGGAGTTGGTGAACCCAATACAGTTCCACGAGCTTTGGCAGCTGCTAGAGCTGATTTGGTACGCTCAGATATCTTCTTTGCCTCCCACTCAGCAAACACAGCAGCCATCTGTAGGAATGTGCGGTCAGCCTCTGGCATATCAGCTGCTACGAACTGCACGTTAGACTCAAGTAAGCCAGAGATGAAATGCACGTTACGAGCAAGACGATCCAACTTAGCGATAACGAGCGTGGCTTTTTGTTTCTTAGCCAATGCAAGAGCTGCTGCGAGTTGTGGGCGGTCTGTCTTACGGCCAGACTCAACCTCAGTAAACTCTGCAATGATTTCTTTGCCAGCAAGGTAAGCCTGTACGGCAGAACGCTGGGCCTCAAGGCCAAGGCCTGATTGGCCCTGGCGCTGTGTTGATACACGATAGTAGGCAACAAACATTATGCTGCCCCCTTGATTCGTTTAGCAAGAGTAACAGCTGATGGCTGATAAGCGTTTGATTGAATGTAGCGACCACTAAAATTGCAACCAGACCATACATCAACTTTAATTAAATCAAAGGTCATTGAACCTTGATTGCAAATATCGTGAACTATTTTTGCTGATGTATTGCACTCTTTTGCAATATCAGAAACCAATACTGGGTTTAATGTTTCTACAAACTTATTAACAATGTAACGCTGTACTTGTAATTCTTTTTGAATTTGCTTGCTATTCATGTTAACTCCTCTATCTGGGTGGTTAAAAGCGATATCGCTTAGGTATTAATTTACCACACCCAAAACCCATGTCAAGAACTAAATGTAGTTTTTTTGCATTATTTCGTAGGTGTTTACCCTAATCTTATTACGCTATATTTAGTCTACAATCAGATATCTCAACTAAATAAGGCAAACAATGACCGAATTAAAGCCATTCTTGGTGCGACTGCGCCCAGACGTTAGAACCTTGTTAGAACAGACTGCCCAACAGCGCAATAAGCCTATAGCTGTCATCATCAATGACGAGTTGCGCTCTGCTTTGAGCAAGCAAGGGGATCTATCGCAACGTCTTAACAAGATGCTTGCGTGATTGTCCTAGAGCTGCCGTTCCCGCCATCGGTCAATACTTACTATCGTAGGGGCGCTCATGCTACCTACATGAGTAAGGCTGGGCGAGAGTACAAGCAAGCTGTGGCCGAGTACATTTCTGGTGGTGACTTTCCCAAAATGGGTACAAAGAGACTCTCTGTGAGTATGGTGGTGTGGCCAAGAGATAGGCGAGTATTCGACATCGATAACCGCATCAAGAGCGTGTTAGACAGCTTGCAAGATGCTGGCCTGTTTGATGATGACTCACAGATCGATGAGCTGTCGATCTATCGTGGCTCACAGATTGTGCCGGGTGGCTCTATCAAAGTAATGATTGAAGAAATCAAGTAATGGGTACACACGATAAAGACGTATACACAAAGGCTGTACAGGCTGAGTCCAGTATTACTGGCAAGCGCTGGTGCAGTAATTGTCAATACAGCGTACATATAGAAGGTGGCAATTGGAAAGTAAGCGCAAAGGGAAGAGTCAGGCGGTGGATGTGCAAGGATTGTTACCGAAGGAAGACAGAGAGGGAGAGCAAATAAATGTATTACGACCCATCTGTTTCGCTTGTCGTAAGGTTCACCCAACATCAAGGCTGGTTCATCTGCCGAATGGCAGAGCGGTTGGATCCTATTCAGACGAGTTTAGGGTGTACTGTGAGGCCAAATGGGTCTTTCGAAAGTTTAGATCCAAGCGAACTCGGCAACTGTACCTCAAGGAAGTGGCAAGGGTGCGTGGCGAGGCTGGCTATGCTAAGTTGTACGCAGCCATGTTAGATATCTGGAAGAGAAAGCAAGAGCAATGAACAAACCGCATATAGTTGCTTTTGGTGGTGGAGTTGACAGCACAGCAATGATTCTCGGTCTTTACGAGGATCAAAGGCCAATTGATTTGGTTTTGTTTGCTGATACTGGTGGCGAAAGACCAGAGACTTATGCCCATATCAAATCATTTAGCGAATGGCTTGTTGGCAAAGGCTTGCCTGGCATTACGATAGTCAAAAGAACCCGCAGAGATGGCAGCTATGAGACATTGGAAGAGGAGTGCCATAGACGTAACAACTTGCCATCAATTGCTTATGGTTTTAAGTCATGCTCTCAAAAGCACAAGATAGCCCCGCAAGACAAATATTTGAATGCTTGGCAACCGGCTATTGATTGGTGGAAAACAGGCAACAAATGCGTTAAATACATTGGGTACGATGCTGGTGAATCTCACAGAGCTGACAATGCAGCAAAGCGAGATGATCCAAAATATGAATATGAATATCCTTTAATTGAGTGGCAATGGGAGCGTGAAGATTGTCTAGATATCATTAAAAGGCATGGGATTGTTAATGTTGGCAAGTCTGCTTGTTTCTTTTGTCCATCATCCAAACCTAAAGAAATTGTTGATTTGTATGAAAAGCATCCAAACTTAGCTGAAAGAGCGATAGCGATTGAAAAACAGGCAAACCTAACATCCATAAAAGGATTGGGCAGAAACTATGCTTGGTCTGAGGTTATTTTGATGCACAAATCTCAGATAGAGCTGCCGTTTATTGGATTTGATTTACCTTGTGAGTGTACAGAATGATTTGTGTGAATGATGGCTGTGACAGCTTTGAGATTAAGGTAGCTGAGACGAGGGCGCATGAGACTAAGAACTGGATCAGAAGACGTAGAGTCTGCAAGGAGTGTCATTGCTCGTGGTGGACAGTTGAGATGGGTGAATTTGAATTGAAAGATTTAAAAGGAGAACAGAATGATTGAAACCATAGACTATAAAGCTCGCAAAGAGAACATCTATCTCAGTCGCATGGATGGCATGACCTTTCAATCTATAGCCGATTTATATGGCATTAGTAGCGCTAGAGTAATGCAGATATTTAATCAAAAAGAAAGAGATGTCAGGCGAGCGCCTTATCTGCGAGAGGCACAAGCTAAAAGGATTGTAGAAGACAATGATGCGTTGCGTAGAGGTGATGCGTTAGCTCTGGCTGATTACTTACGTCATAAGATATCGGTAAACAATCCTAAAGACCAATACATTTTGGATGAGGCGGCTAAAACGATAGAGAAGTTGCACAAACAATTAATTGCTTGCAAACATGAGTAATACTCAATTATTATTACGATTCGGGGCCATAACCCAGCCCTTGAGAATGGAGCATCACCAGACTCAGATAAACGCTACTGAATCGGAGGGGAAGACCAGCGAACAGCTCGGACCCAGCACTCTGAAGGCAATCAGTCCTAAGAAGAGCGATAAACGATGGATGCTCTCTGAAAAGAGATATCTCGCTTATATAAGCGGGTGAGGTTCTATTCAATGAATTTTGATATCCCAAAGAAACCTAAGATTAGGATAAAGCCAAAGCCACAAGATCGAAGGCAGATAGCGATTGTGCCATTGCGAGCTGTGATGGATAAGAGCCTGAGTCTTGGGGCGCTCAGAGTTCTTTGCATGGTGTGTGCGTATGCGAACAGGAGCGGGATTACTTGGGTTGGCCAAGAGAGATTGGCTAAGGATCTGGGAGTCAGTCGCAGAACCATTACCGCCCAGATGACGAAGTTGAGGGAGAAGAACTACGTTGACCGGTTAACCAAGGGCGCACGAATGAGCCACACATCAACCATGAGGATTGTTTATAACGAAGATATCTCATTGGCTGATGCGTTGGCATTGAATACTGAGGATGGAAGAAGTCCATACATGATTTTGAAAGAGGAGAGAGAGATGGCTAAGAAGGGGTCTAAAACGAGCGCTAAGGCTGTGCAAACACTTGGGGAATATGTGGATAGCAAGCGAGTGGTTGAGAGCAATGGTGAGGCAGTATTGGCTTATAACAGCAAGTTGGAGATAGTTAGTCTCTTATATGGAAAAATATATAAAGACACAAAGACAATAAATGAACTAGACCTGAAGGCTATCGAGGTTGCAGAATCGATAGGTTTAACCAATGAGCAGTTTGCACATGACCTAGAGCTGTGGTTGAGAGCCAGACCAGAGCGACCAGCCTCCATCATTGACTACAGCCATGGCTTGTAACGTACCCAATCGGTGGTATGCATACGGCACAGGCAGAGGTGGGTGTGTATACAGAAAGCACGATGCCCTCTGCGCTTGGCCAGAGGCGGTCTGCCAGCGAGTGGCATACCTCTCCCCCCACCCTTGCCACTATGGGCGGGGTGTCCCACTCAATTTTTCCCCACTTTTTTAAGGAGGTAATATGGAAGAGCAAGAGAAGTTGAAACGAGAGCTGCACAGTTGTAGTCTTGGCTTACTGAGACAGGGTTTCTCCCTACAAGCAGTTATTCATGCGATGATAGTGGAGTCTCAGAGGCTGTCGGAGTCAGCAAACGTAGTAGAGGCAATTGAAGAAAGTAAATTTAAACCATAAGTGAGGAGCAATAAATGAAATATGAAATGAAAGAAGGTAGCTTTACGCTATTCGTTAACGACAGAAAGCGTGGAGAAACAGATGCGGATTGGACAGGATCCATCAAGCTGGCTGATGGCATCGAGTATTGGTTCAATGCGTATGAGAAACAGGCTAAGACAGGCAAGAAATACCTAGCCGGTAAGATCGGTAAGCCCAAGCAAGCGGGCTTTACCCCTCGTGGCAACGATGAGATGCCCAAGTCAGATAGCGATATTCCATTCTGATGGCTAGAGTTAAGTCAAATCTAAGTACGCAGATCCCCTCCATGCAGAACTGGGGTGGGATTCGGTCTATACAGAAGAGGTTAGAGCGCTCCGCTACCATTATGGAAAACAAGGAGGCGGTGGCTTATAGCCTACTCTGTATGGCCAATACGAAAATCACAGACATTATGGAGTGGGATGACCAAGGCAACATCCAAGTCAAGGCATCTAAGGATATTCCTGAACACGCATTGCAAGCCATCCGTAGTATTAAGGTTAATAAGGATGGGAACCTAGAGTTAGAGCTGTACGACAAGGTTGGAGTCCTCAGATTGCTGGCCAAGGCTAGTGGATTACTGGATAGCCCAGAGGATTCAGATAAGCCATCGGTGATTGGTATCAATATTAAGCCACCCGATATTGAAGACATCGAAATAAAATAACAACAACCCCTTTACTTTTCTATTTTTTTAGGAAAGAATCTCGTTTATAGCGATATCGCTATTTAACTGAGGAGATTGTGATGACCACGTTTACGACTGAAGATAGAGAAGAAGCGATGCGTAATAGTTGTGAGCATTGCGGAGAGCGGTTGCCCATTGATGAGATCCACCATTGTGCGAATACGGAGCCAGTTCCATTTGCTGGCTTTATTCCATTAGAGGATGAAGAGTCTGATAACGAAAAGCTGTGCAGATTAGCCAATGATATGGAGTCTAGTATCAACATTAGACTTGGGCGCTCTGGTGTCCGCTGGGCGGGAGACTAAGATGCCGATCAAGTCTGAGTTCTGGCACATCCTACAAAAGCATATTGCGCTGAGAAAAGCCAATAAATGAGTGCCTGGCTGATTATCGTTACAGGTCTGATTTATGGCTACATAGCTGTAGAGCAAGGACTAAAGGGTAATGTGCCTATGGCGGTGGTATATAGTGGCTATGCGTTTAGCAATGTAGGGCTTTACATATTAGCCACTAAATAATCACCGCATGAATCACCGCATAATGTGTAACATATTCCACACTAAGTAACATCTTTGTTAACAATAGGTAACATTTTATACATAATCGTTACCATATGTATACATAACGTAACATTTTTATAACATTAAAGTTATATTAAAGTTTTATTTAATAACTTATAGGTTAAAGCTCTAGGGGATCAAAGCCTAGCTCATCTGCTACCAGTTTGGCTCTGTGTCGGAATGTCTTATCGTGTTTTTGCCATGCAGCTGTTGAAGTATTCCACCGACTAGCGTGAATCATCTCGTGGGCCATTGTCCGAATGACTGTATCCAAAAATCCGCACCTTGCTGCTGAGATAGTAATAACGTGTTCATGCTTGCCCCCATCATCGTATAGGTACGTTCCCATGGTGTCAGGATCGTGATCCACGATGAACTTTATCTGCTCTGGTAGAGGCATATTCCAATTATCAAAAGGCTTGCACACCACAAGCATGGTGTACATATTCTTCAGAATGGTGGATGTGAGCTGGATCATACTTTCATTAACTGACCACGAAAATAGATTAGACCCTCATCCTCATTAATAACCTCTGCCAGCTCTGGGGGCATGAGTTTGCCGTTGATAAAGGTCAATACTGCGTATCCAGCTCTCCAGTTGACCGGGTTGTTTTCTGTATACGCAAACTGGTTGTCCTTGATACAGGCCATCGTTCCAGTATCTACTCCATATCGTGTGCCGGTGTAGTCTGTCCAAGGAGTTATCTTGAGAGAGTGTAGGTGGCCAGACACAAAGCTCGTGCCTGATTTCATCGTATTGTTGTAGACCGCATGAACTCCGTTGTGCCAGCGGTGTTTAATCATGCAAGTCTGGTTGACCATGATTGACCAGTACCATTTCCAATGAATTGTGTGGTCAGCAATATCAAAACCCTTGATGCCCTCGTACTGTGGGAGGATGTTAGACAGCTTGCCTGAGAATCTGAGGTCATGGTTACCAATCGTAATCATTAACTTACAGCCAGCCGGTCTTACCTTTTCAATATCTCCGAGCCTGTCTTGGATCTCATCTAGCTCTTCTTTGACTGTAGGGCCTTTCTGCCAGCCAATGCGGTGATGAGCTGAGATACTAGCGAAATCCGCAATATCTCCATTGAGAATCACAATCTTTGGTTTCAGATACTTTACAAATTCAACAAAGCCTCGGTGAGCTGTCGTAACGTACTCTGGGTTGTAGTGGCAATCAGAGCCAACCAAGATGACACCATTGTCGATGGTGACGTTAGCTTGCATCTGCTCATCGGGAATGTAAATCTTAGGCTGGCCAGAGGGTGACAGAGCATCTAGAACAATATCGTATTCCTGTTCTATCTTTCTGCGCCTTTTTAAAACATTGCGAGTGCTAATCCCGATAGTCTGGCTCACCTTTTCGGGGGATTGATATTCTTTCCAAAGAGCAATAAATTCTTCGTCACTACACGCTTTTCGTACCATGACATACCTTATAATGATAAAGTTAGCTTATATTAACTGAAAAGTGTTAAAAATCAATGGCTAAAACAAAAGAGATGTCAAGTAAGCAGATACCGACTACTGGTATTAGCTTAGATTTTTCCAAATCCCCAGAGGTTTATAAGTTCCTAACGAGTAATGCATTCGTGCGTGGGATGATGGGTCCAGTAGGGTCTGGCAAGTCTTATGCTTGCGCTGCTGAGGTGTTCATCAGAGCCATTCAGCAAAAGCCCTCCCCTATCGATGGTGTCCGATATACCCGTTTTGTCATTGTACGCAATAGCTACCCCGAACTCAAGACAACCACAATTAAGACGTGGCAAGACCTTTTCCCAGAGAATACCTTTGGGCCAATGCTCTATACCCCACCGATTACCCACCACATCCGACTACCGGCAAGGGATGGAGCTGCTGGTCTCGATTGCGAGGTAATCTTCTTAGCGCTTGACCAACCGAAAGACGTTAGAAAGCTATTATCCCTAGAGCTAACAGGGGCATGGGTTAACGAGGCACGAGAGTTGCCCAAGGCTGTAATCGATGGCCTTACACACCGAGTAGGTAGATACCCTACCAAGCGAGATGGTGGCGCTAGTTGGCATGGCATCTGGATGGATACCAACCCAATGGATGATGACCATTGGTGGTTTAGGATGGCCGAGAAAGAAAAGATGACAGGACCATATGCTTGGAAGTTTTACAAGCAACCTGGCGGGGTTATTGAAGTCGGCAAAGACGATCTGCCCGAAAACCCAGAGGCCAATGACTGCATCTTCTCAGCGGGTAAGTGGTGGCAGCTAAACAAGAAGGCTGAAAACGTAGCCAATCTACCGGCTGGATACTATCAGCAGATGCTATTGGGTAAAAATCTAGATTGGATCCGATGCTACGCAGAAGGCAAATATACATATGTCCAAGAGGGCAAGTCGGTTTGGCCTGAATATGACGATAACATCATGTCTGGAGAGACAATTTTGGACAACTCTGTGCCGATCCAGATTGGTCTTGACTTTGGTTTAACCCCAGCTGCGGTGATTGGGCAGAGGTTGCCTAGCGGTAGGTGGCAAGTAATTGATGAGATTGTTACCTTTGACATGGGATTGGAGCGCTTTGGCCACCAGCTCGTGGCTGAAATCAACGCAAAGTACCCACAAATGCAAGTATTGGTGTGGGGCGATCCAGCTGGTATGGCTAGAGATGCAATCTATGAGGTAACGGCTTTTGACTTTTTAAGGACTCTTGGCCTCAAGGCACAGCCAACCCCATCAAACGACTTCAAGGTTCGCAGAGAATCCGCTGCTGCGCCCATGCAACGTCTTATTAACGGCAAGCCGGGGCTGATGGTTGACAGCAAATGCAAGTTACTACGCAAGTCTCTAGCGGGTGGATACCATTTCAAGCGGGTATCAGTTGGCTCTGGTCAGGAGCGGTTTAGGGATAGCCCAAACAAAAACGAACACTCCCACGTTGGCGATGCCTTTGGATATCTCTTGCTCGGTGGCGGTGAATACAAGCGCATGACTCGCCCAGGAGACGTGTCCTCTAGGACTTTTGTAGCCCAGACTGTGGCCAACAGCGACTTTGATATATTCTCAAGATGAAAGTGACCATACCCTACGAGGTATTAAATGAGGAGATGCATCCCAAGAGAGGGGTGTTCTATCTGCCATTCGTTATTGACCACTTTGACCAGCTCGATACCACCCAGCCAGAGCTGTTAGCAGTGGCCAGAGGCTATGACCTCAGATCCATGATATCTAGCCAAGCTATGCTCGGTGCTGCGGTAACTGCTTTCTACAGAAACAAACCAATAGCGATATTTGGAGTTGTCCTATTCTGGGGTGGAGTTGGCGAGATGTGGAGCATCTTTGATAACCAAGCCAGAGAACACCCAGCATCCATGCTCAGATGTGGCAGATCCTTTGTAGATATCGCAACCCGATATCTCAACTTGCATAGATTGCAAATAACTGTTAGAACTGACGATATTCGGGCAATACGTTATGCAAAAGCATTATTGTTTGAGACCGAAACAGTTTTAAAGATGTATGGCCCTGATAAGGTGGATTACTTACTAATGACGAGGTATTAAATGGGTGGACTATTTGGTGGATCTCCAGATACCAGCGGTGCTGAACGAGCAGCTGCTGAGACTAAAGCAGAGAACGAAAGAATTAGGGCGCAAGCTGAAGAAGAAAAGCGACAGCTCGCAGAGCAAAACGCAGCTCGTGCTAAAGCAAGGGTTCGTGGTGGCAGCCGTATGTTGCTATCCGATACACGTTTAACCCCAGAGACAGGCATTCAAACGCTTGGCTCTAACGAAATGAAAGTGAGCTAATCATGGGTGGAGTATTTGGAGGTGGCGGTGGTGGTCCAAAAGTAGAACCAAAAAAACCAGAGCCAGTAGTTGAGAAGCCAACACAGGCACAAGAAGAGGCTGGCGCAAGAATGCGTGGCGCAAGACGTAGAGGCCGTCAACTCCTTTCTGATTCACGTCTAAACCCAGAGATGGGTATGCAAGAAACACTTGGTTCCAATCAAAACCTATAGAGGATAGATATGCCAGATACAGATAAGATGCAAGCCAAAGTTGCCAAAGTAATGCGTGAGTATTCCAAAGGAAAGCTCAAGTCAAGCTCTGGTCAGAAAGTAAAAACACCAGCTCAGGCAAAAGCAATCGCTATGTCTGAAGGCCGTAAAGCGGGAGGCTATTAATATGAAAGCTGGCCTCTATGCCAATATCCATAAAAAACGTGAGCGGATCGAGTCGGGATCTAAGGAGAAGATGCGTAAGCCTGGCTCTCCTGGCGCACCAACTGATGCTGCATTTGTTAAA